ATTTAGGCGAACTTGATGACGTAATGTATTTTCAAAAGCGTCTATTAAAAGCATTAAATGTTCCCATTTCGAGAATGGAATCTGATGCAGGATTTTCTTTAGGAAGAGCATCAGAGATTTCAAGAGATGAGATCAAATTTAGTAAGTTTATTAACAGACTAAGAGCAAGATTTGCTACTTTGTTTGATAAGATACTAGAAAAGCAGTTGATTTTAAAAGGAGTTATTGCTCCAGAAGATTGGGCTGCAATTCAATCTAATCTCCGTTATGACTTCATGAGTGATAATCACTTTGAAGAATTGAAAACAAGTGAGATTTTGAGAGAGCGACTAGGTTTACTTAGAGATATTGATGAGTATACCGGCAAGTACTATTCGACAGATTGGGTACGTAAAAACGTACTATATATGACAGAAGATGAAATCGAAAAGATGAATAAGGACATTAAAGATGAGGAAGAATCGACAGAAGATGACGATGATTCTGATTCAGGAATCGATTTTGGAACAGAACATAAGATCGTATAGACTAGTTGTAATAAAATATAAATAAGTTATATAAACGAGGAGATAGTAATGAGCGTGAAAAATTTAATTAAACATGCGATGGACAAAGACGCAACACAATTTCAGTCTCAGTTCCAGGACATTATGGCAGACAAAATGACATCTGCTATCGAAACAAAATATGCTGACATGTTTGGTGCAGGCGAAGCAGTAGAAGTTGAAGAGCCAGTTTCAGAACCAGACGTAGAAGCAGTAACAGACCAAGAGTAAGGGGCAACAATGAAAAGCTTTAAGGAAATGCTTGCTGAGACTACGGATAAACCAAAGTCTCCAGATGAGCAGAATTTTTTAGACAAACATATCGTTGACAAGCGTGATCATCCTGTCGCACCTGATGACCAGTTCTCAGGCGAGATTAAAGGCAAGAAGAAAAAGAAGCGTGAAGCTGATCGTGAAGAAGGTCAAGATAAAGAAGTCTATGAAGAAATTGAAGCCGAAGAAGAGATCATTGTTGAAGGTGTTCTTGAAGATTTAGCTAAAATTGTTAAGACTAAATCTATCGGTCACGTAAAGTTTAAAGACGGTAAGAAGCAAAAGGTCGATCTTACTACCGCATCAATGATTCTTTCAATGCACAAACAGTTGAATGGATCTAACAAAAAGAAGGTTGAAGGCATGCTAGACGATAGTAAAAAGTTTATGCAGATCGTTCAATTCGCAATGACGGCAGGTAAGTAACATGACATTACTAATCAAAGAAATCGTTGAAGACGTTCAATATCTCCAAGAAGATATTCTAAACGAAGAAGGCGAAAAGACCGGAAAGAAGAATTATTTCATTGAAGGTATCATCATGCAAGGTGATATCAAGAACAGAAATGGACGTTTATATCCTTCTACTATCTTAGAAGCAGAAACTAAGCGTTACAACGAATCTTATGTTTCTAAGAATAGAGCATACGGAGAACTAGGCCATCCTGCTGGTCCTACTATCAATCTAGATCGTGTGTCTCACATGTTTACAGATTTAAGAAAAGAAGGCTCTAATATTGTTGGTAGAGCTAAAATAATGGAAACTCCTATGGGTAAGATTGTTAAAAATCTTATTGATGAGGGCGGTCTCGTAGGGATCTCTTCACGTGGTATGGGTTCTATTAAGCAGAACAAAGATGGCGTTATGGAAGTGCAGAGTGACTTTATGTTAGCTACTGCAGGAGATATCGTTGCAGATCCATCAGCTCCAGATGCATTCGTTAAGGGTGTTATGGAAGGCGTTGACTGGATCTATGATGTAGCATCTTCTTCGTGGACAATGGCAAATGCATTTGATCAAATTGAAGAAGAGATCAGAGAAACTGCTAAAGTATCTACAAGGGAACTTGAGATCAAGGCAGCCGCTCTTTTCGAGAAATTTGTAAGTTCATTGTCAAAAACATGATTTTTATAAATATAATAGATAAACACCTACTATTAAAGGAGAAACCAAATGAGTGAAGAACTAGAGAAGAATCTAGACTTGGACGAAGCCAAAGCAACTGGTGAAGATTCTGTTGCGGCTGATCCTGTAACACCTGCTGGCGGCGCTGTTAAAAAGCGTAAAGGCGATGTTAAAAAGGCAGCTGATCCTAAGGCAGATAACATCGAAGATGATGTGAAAACACCACAGGGCTCAAATGACGAAGGACTGAAAGAAGCAGTCGAGCGTCTATTTGAAGGCACCGAACTGTCTGAAGATTTTAAAACACAAACAGTGGCAATTTTTGAAGCCGCTGTACAAGAAAAAGTGATCGCTGAAAAAGCCGCACTTGAAGAAAAGTTTGAAAGTGATCTGCAGGAGCAAGTTAATACTACTGTAGACGAGTTAGTAGAAAAAGTTGACCAATATCTAGACTACGTTGTAGAAAGCTGGATGGAAGACAACAAGGTTGAAGTCGAAAGCAACATTAAAGTTGAAGTCGCTGAATCACTACTGACAAGTATCAAAGGTCTTGTTATTGAGCATAACATGGAAATCGATGATGAGCAAGTCGATGTAGTTGCGGAACTAGAAGCTAGACTTGAAGAGTCTAATTCTAAGTACAACGATGTCGTTGAGCAAATGATTGAAATTCGTGAAGCGAAAGAAAAGGCTGACCTTGACATCGCATTCAAAACTATTTCTGAGGACTTAACAGACACTCAAGTCGAAAAATTGCGTGTTCTCTCAGAAGGCGTGTCTTACGAATCAGTAGAAGAGTTTGCAAAAAAAGTAGAAGCGATTAAAACTTCTTACTTTGCTGAACAAGCTCCTGTTGTGAAGGAAGACGAAACCGATCTTCTAAATGAAGAGACTGCGGAAGAAGCAGAGCAGGCAGTACATGTTGATCCATATATTGCTCGTTATGCGGAATCGCTTGGCCGCTTTGCCGCAAAATAAATTTTTATAAATAATACTAAGTAAAATCTCAAAAAAGGAGAACCACAAATGAGAAATGAAGAACTAATGCAAAAGTGGAAGCCGATTCTAGAGCATGGCGCTCTGCCCGGCATCCAAGATTCTCACAGAGCGGCCGTAACAGCTACTCTTTTGGAGAACACCGAAGAATCAATGCGTGAAGGCGAAAGTCTCGGCGCAACTGGCTCTTTACTAAACGAAGCCGCACCAGCTAACTCAACTGCTGATATGGCTAAATACGATCCCGTACTGATCTCTCTAGTACGCCGTGCAATGCCTAACTTGGTCGCATATGATATCGCAGGCGTACAGCCGATGACTGGCCCAACTGGCTTGATCTTCGCTATGCGTTCTAAGTACGAAGACACATCTGGTAAGCCAGAAGCCTTCTACAGCGAAGCAGATAGCGACTACTCTGGTACTGGTACTCATGCTAACGCATTGGGTGCAGGATCAGAAACAACTGGTACTGGCCTTGTTACTGCTGATGCAGAAGCACTTGGTGATGGTGTCGGAGCTGAATTTGCTCAGATGTCTTTCTCCATTGAAAAAGTTTCTGTAACTGCTAAGTCACGTGCTTTGAAAGCTGAGTACACAACTGAGCTTGCTCAAGACCTTAAAGCTATCCATGGTTTGGATGCTGAGACTGAGTTAGCAAACATGTTGTCTGCTGAGTTGCTTGCTGAAATCAACCGTGAAGTAATCCGTACAGTGTACTCAAACGCTGTTGCTGGTTCTCAAGGTGGAGTAGCTTCAAACGGTACTTTCAACCTAGACGTTGACGCAAATGGCCGTTGGTCAGTTGAGAAGTTCAAGGGATTGATGTTCCAAATTGAAAAAGAAGCCAACCAAATCGCAAAAGATACTCGTAGAGGAAAAGGCAACATCATCGTCTGTTCTTCAGATGTAGCTTCTGCTCTTCAAATGGCCGGTGTACTTGATTACGCACCTGCTCTTAACTCTAACAATCTGAATCCAGATGACACAGGCAACACGTTTGCTGGTGTTCTGAACGGTCGCTTCAGAGTTTACATTGACCCATATGCTGGTGCAAACTACATGGTTGTCGGTTATAAAGGTTCTAGCGCATTTGATGCTGGTCTTTTCTACTGCCCATATGTACCATTACAGATGGTCAGAGCAGTTGGCGAGAACAGCTTCCAGTCTAAGCTGGGCTTCAAGACTCGTTACGGAATGGTTTCAAACCCATTTGCTCAAGGTGCAACTGTTGGATCTGGCGCACTTTCTGCCAACTCTAACGTGTACTACAGACGTACCGCAGTTACCAACTTGCTGTAATAATAAGATTGGGGTTAACCCAACTTACTTTAAAGAGGCTCTTCGGAGCCTCTTTTTTTTGTCTGTATAAATATAACAGTATGGCAGAGTATCATGGGGCGTGATGCTTAATAGAGACGACCCACTAAAGTCCGCTACCGTCTACCATACTCTATATAAATAGTACTATACAACTTTGATAGAGGATATCATGTCAACATCAAATTTCTTATCGCCAGTAGAGTTTAAGTTAGTGATCAATCGATTGCCTAACACAGAGTTCTATGTCCAACAGATCAATGTGCCTGGTATCAACTCTGGTGCGGCAGAAAGGTCTACTCCGTTTAAGAACATCTACACACCTGGTGATAAGCTTATCTTTGACGATTTGAATGTCACTCTTGTTGCTGATGAAAATCTCGCATCATTCAGAGAGTGTTGGGATTGGCTACATGCAGTCACACGTGCTGAAGGATTTGAAGGGTACGCAGGACTCAACTCTCCTGTCGTAGGCGGTGCGACTAATATCACCTCAGATGGCAAAGGCAGCATGTCAGATGCATCGTTGATTATACTAAACAGTAATAAAAATGCTAATATACAAATATCGTTTACAGACGTATTCCCGATTAGCATTGGACCAATACAGCTAAATACTAGTGATACAGATGTGGTACCACCCACATTCGATGTGACGTTTAAATACAGCGGATATAAGATCACAGTTTAGTGTTGACTTTTTGCTGAATATAGTGTAGACTTGTATAGTCATACATGTACTTAATTATGGAGATATTATGAAGATAGATGAGATCATTAAAGAATGGGAAAAAGATGGACCAGTGGACACCATCAACATATCCAGAGAATCCTCTGAGATACCGAAACTGCACAATAAGTACTTTAAATTCTATATGGGAGAAGGCTATCTCCTGAAGAAGATGAAGGCTGACTACAAAAAATTATACAAGCTGAAGACTGAGTACTACAAAGGTGATCTGGATATTAGTGAACTCAAGCAGTATGGATGGGAACCTCAACCGCTAAAAATTCTCAGACAAGACATTCCGTCTTACATAGAGGCAGATGACGATATCATTGAAGCATCTCTTAAGATAGGAGCGCAAGAGCAAAAAGTAGAGTACCTCGAGTCTATTATTAAACAGATCAATAATCGTGGATTTCAAATCAAATCAATCATAGACTGGGAGCGTTTTAGAACAGGTGCCTAATGGATAACGTGAGTGTAGAAAAAGTCGATGACGTTTACGTGAGAGTAAACGCAGACCCTGGGATCAAGATGGAAATGAGCGAGTACTTCACATTCGAAGTGCCTGGCGCTAAGTTCATGCCTGCTGTTCGCAACAAAGTTTGGGACGGCAAAATTCGTCTATTGAACACGATGACTGGTATGATCTACGCTGGTTTGATTCCGTATATACTCAAGTTCTGTAACACAAGAGAATATCATGTTACAATCGATAAGGGTCTTGTACCTAATAATGTTGTCAACGATGATGCTGGAATGCAACTTGCAAAGGAGTTTAACTCTACGTTTGTTCCGAGAGATTATCAGAACGAAGCAGTTGTTCATGCATTAAGGAGTGAAAGAGCCTTACTGCTATCACCCACTGCTTCTGGTAAGTCATTCATTATATACCTGTTAACTCGCTTTCACGTAGAATCTGCTAACAGAAAAGTGTTGATCGTTGTGCCTACAACTTCGCTAGTTGAGCAAATGGCATCAGACTTCATTGAATATAACAACGGAAACGAACTATCAATACATAAAATTCGTGGTGGCATTGATAAGAATGTAGATGCTGATATCACTATCACAACATGGCAGTCAGTGTATAAGCTAAGAAAAGATTGGTTTGAGAAGTTTGATGTTGTAGTGGGAGATGAAGCACACCTATTTAAAGCCAAGTCGCTGACAAAAGTATTAGAGAAAATGCCTAGTTGTCAATATAGATATGGGTTCACTGGAACATTAGACGGAACTCAGACTCATAAACTAGTACTTGAAGGACTTTTTGGTTCAGTCTATGAGGTCACAAAGACAAAGAAACTTATCGAAGATAACACATTAGCAGACTTTTTTATCACTGCCATTGTATTGCAGTACCCCGATGAAATTAGGAAGCTAAATAAAAATAAGACGTATCAAGAAGAAATCGACTGGATAGTGAGTAATGAATCAAGAAACAAATACATCAAAAATCTCGCACACAGCCTCGAAGGAAACACGCTCATCTTATTTCAGTTCGTTGAAAAACACGGCAAAATACTACATCCTATGCTTGAGGGAAATGACAAGGCCGTACACTTTATCCACGGAGCTGTTAGTGCTGAAGATCGTGAAGCAGTTAGGCATTTTGTTGAGTCAAGCAATAATAATATTATTCTCGCTAGTTATGGTACTTTTAGCACTGGGGTTAATATTAAGCGTTTGGATAATATCATATTTGCAAGCCCTAGTAAATCGAAAATACGAAACTTACAATCCATAGGGCGAGTGCTACGTAAAAGTAGTGACAATACCAAAGCTACATTGTATGATATTGTAGACGATCTACAGTGGAAAAGTAGTAAGAATTTCGCAACCAAGCATTTTATGGAAAGAGTGAAAATTTATAATGAAGAAGGTTTTGAGTTTCGTATATACAATGTCAACATAAAGGGGAATTAGATGCTTATACACATCAAAATGAAATCAGGAGATGATCTCATCGCTACACTTTTGTCGAGTGATGATGAAGAAGTAACTATTGAAAATCCCATTCTAGTAAAGATACACCCAATTCATGGGTTTTTTGCTAAAAGCTGGATGCTTCTTTCTGAGGCAAATAGCGTAGGCCTGTCACTTAAAGATATTACCTTTTGGGGACAAGCAAACAGTAAAGCTATCGAATACTACGATACCTTTGCAGAGAGACTTACACAACTTCATAGCCTAAGAGCCCGAGAACAAATACGTGAAGAGCAGATTGAAGAGATCGAAGATGTGCTAGTTGCTTACCTAGAGTCTAAAGAATCTATAAAGCATTAGTGTTTTAATATTCGTATAACTCAATTATACACGATTCCTCAGCCATGTCAAGTCTTTTTTCAGTTATTTTTAAATAAAATTTTACTTGACAAACGAGGTTAAAAGGGTTATACTTGTACACAATAAGGAGTGAAAATGCATGGCAAAAAGAAATTACGTTAACAATCCTGAGTTCTTAGAGGCTATCATAGCTTACAAGAAACTCTGCAATGAAGCAGAGGACTCTGGTGATAAGCGACCACAAATACCCAACTACATCGGGCACTGTATCTACCAGATATCAACTAGGCTCGCATCTAAGCCTAATTTTTCTGGGTACTCATACAAAGATGAGATGATCAGTGATGGACTTGAGAATGCTATTCAAGCTTTGGGAAATTTTGATCCTGAAAAATCTCACAATCCGTTTGCTTACTTCACTCAGATTATTTGGTATGCGTTTCTTCGGAGAATCGACAAAGAGAAGAAGCAGTTGTATATCAAGCACAAGGTTACAGAAAATTCTGTGATGACTGGCACTGCCGTAGATCACGCTGAGGGTAGTGTGGATCGAAATGGAGAACCAGGTTATATCGATCTCAATAATGACTACATGAGTGATTTTGTTCGTGGTTATGAAAAGAAGATGGACGACAAGAAAAAAGCGCAAGTCAAATCCAAGAAGGGCTTAGAGAAGTTTATTGATGATGAGGATAAAACGAAAGAGGAGACAGAATGAAAATTGCTGTTATCAATGATACACATTGGGGTGCAAGAAACGATAACGCCGCATTTCAAGAATACTTTAACAAATTTTATCGGGAAGTTTTCTTTCCCAAGTTGCGTGAAGAAGGTATAAAAACTATATTTCATCTTGGTGATGTAACAGATAGACGTAAGTACATTAACTTTGTAACAGCCAAGAACTTAGAAGAGAACTTCATGAAAGTGTGCCATGAAGAAGGTATCGAACTGTACATCATTGCAGGTAATCATGATACGTTCTACAAGAACACAAATGAGGTCAATAGTCTTCGGCAATTGTATGGTACATCTAAGTACGATAACATCCACATCTATTGGGATGAGCCAGTTGAACTACAGATGGAAAGCTGTAAAGTGATGATGGCGCCTTGGATCTGTGCTGACAATCAAGAGAAGTCATTTCAAGCATTTAAAGACACAGATGCTCAAGTTCTATTTGGTCATTTAGAGATGCAGGGCTTTGAAATGATGAAAGGTCAACTTTGTGATCACGGACTAGACAAGAAGATTTTTAATCGTTTTGATGCGGTCTATTCTGGTCACTTTCATCATCCGTCTACGATAGACAACATCACTTATCTTGGTGCACCGTATGAGATGAATTGGTCAGATTATGATCAGAAGCGTGGATTCAACATCTTCGATACTGAAGATAGAAGTATGACTCACGTTGCAAACAATCTACGTATGTTCCATAAAATCATGTATGACGATGAAGATATGACAATCGAAGATATTGCAAATCTTGACACTTCGAACTTGACAAACACCTTCATAAAAGTTATAGTAAGAAACAAGAGTAATCCATATATCTTCGATTTGTTCTTGGACAAGTTGCAAGCCGCCGGACCTTGTGATATCAAGGTTGTCGAGGATCATATGAATTTGGATGTGATTGATGAGAGTGAACTAGTTGATGAAGCACAGGACACTTTGACCATTCTAAAACAGTATGTCTCTAACTTGGAGATTACGAATGATAAGGCAAAGATCGAAAAAGTGCTAGATGAATTATATCAAGAGGCTATCAATTTATGATACTATTTGAAAAGGTTCGTTATAAGAACATTTTAAGTACTGGTAATACTTGGACAGAAGTTTTTTTAAACCGCAGTAAATCCACTTTGATCGTGGGCGAGAATGGAGCAGGCAAATCAACCATGCTTGATGCTCTTACATTTGCCCTATACGGCAAGCCGTTCAGAAAGATCAATAAGAATCAGTTGACGAACAGCGTTAACGGAAAAGGTTTAGAGGTAGAAGCCTTCTTTAGCATTAGTGGTAATAACTATGTAATCAAGCGTGGTATCAAGCCAGGCAAGTTTGAAGTTTGGAAGAATGACGAACTACTAAACCAAGATGCGGCTGCCCGTGATTACCAGACATACTTAGAAGAGCAAATTCTAAAACTCAACTACAAGTCTTTTGGTCAAGTAGTTGTTTTGGGTTCTAGTACGTTTATTCCATTTATGCAGTTGAAAGCGGGTGAGCGTAGGGATATCATTGAAGACTTATTAGATATTCAAATTTTTACAACGATGAATACTCTTCTTAAAGATAAAGTGTCAGAGAACAAAGCAGAGATTACTGACATTAAATACCAGATCGACTTAGTTGAGAATAAGATCGATAGTGCCAAAAGTCACAATGCGTCTATTCGAAAGATTAAAGAGACTGAAGTTGGCAAGCTGAAAGACAAACTTAAAGAACAAGTTGTGTTTGTCGAAGAACAACAGGCTTTAATGGATACACTCTTAGATGAAATTGAAGAACTAAATAGCAGTATCACAGACAAGGCCGATCAAAAGAAAAAACTAGCAGAGTTTCAGGAGCTAAATCATGATCTCACAACTCGACTCAATAAGTTACGTAAGGACGTTGAATTCTATCAAAAGCACGACAACTGTCCAACCTGTAAACAAGGGATCGAACACGAATTTAAAGAAGAAACAATCGAATCCTCAAGAGCAACAGCGGCAGAAATCGAAACAGCAAAAGGGGAGATTGGACATAAGAGTGTAGTGGTTGAGACTAGACTTGCAGAAATCGATCAAGTTGAAGATACTATGTCGGAGAAAAATATCTCTGTTAGTGAGCATAGAGCAAATGTTAAGATTGGCATGAATACGTGTAAGTCTATCAAGAAAGAACTTGATGGCGCCCAACAAGAAGTTGAGGAGATCGATACTTCTGATATTAAGAAGTTAGAGGGCGACCTAAATGACTATCACTCAAAGCAGAATGAACTATTTGATCATAAAGAGACGTTGAGCGTTGTCGCTTCTATGCTAAAAGATGGCGGTATCAAAACTCGTATTATTAAACAGTATGTACCAGTGATGAACAAACTGATCAATAAGTATTTGTCAGCAATGGACTTTTTTGTTCAGTTTGAATTAGATGAAAACTTTAACGAAACAATCAAGTCTCGTTTCCGTGATGAGTTTTCTTATTCCTCTTTCTCAGAGGGCGAGAAGTTAAGAATTGACCTTGCGCTTCTCTTTACATGGAGAGCCGTATCTAAGTTACGGAACTCTGTGTCTACTAACTTGTTGATCATGGATGAGATTATGGATTCTTCTTTAGATAATGCAGGTACCGAAGAGTTCCTAAAAATCATTGAAGAACTGACTGCTGATTCAAATATCTTTATCATTAGTCACAAGGGTGATCAACTATTTGACAAATTCCATAGCGTAATCAAATTCGAAAAAGTAAAGAACTTTAGTAGAATTGCAACAACATAGGAGAGTAAATTGGCAATTGCAGATCGATTGGTTTCTTTAGAGAGGAAGCATAAGAACTTACATGATAGAGTAGAAGCGGCTGAAGCAGAGAAAGCTCCAGACAAATATATATCTAACATGAAGCGAGAAAAGTTAGTGCTTAAAGATGAAATTACTCGACTCAGAAAAGAAGCTATCGAACAATTTAAATAGAAGGTGATTATATGATGAAGAAAGCAAAACGTGTAGGGTTTACTTGTAGTACGTTTGATCTGTTACATGCAGGACATGTTATGATGCTACGTGAGGCGAAAGAGCAATGTGATCACTTGATATGTGGTCTTCAAATCGATCCTGCTGTGGATCGACCAGAGAAGAATTCTCCCATTCAATCTATTGTTGAGCGTTATACTCAACTACAGGCGGTGAAGTACGTAGACGAAATCATAGTGTATGCTACCGAAACTGATTTGAAAGATATTCTTGAGTTGTATCTTATAGATGTGCGTATATTAGGTCCAGAGTACAAAGATAAAGACTTTACTGGTAGAGATGTTTGTGACAAGCGTAATATAGAACTTTATTTCAATAATAGAGATCATCGATTTTCGTCTAGCAGTCTACGTACAAACGTAGTATGGGGCGAGTCAGATTTTGTTAACAAGAACAAATAGATCATGATAGATAAAATATATATTCCTACTGTACGTAGGTGTGATAACCAAATCACATACGAAAATCTTCCTAAAGAACTTCAGGAAAGAGTGATTATGGTCGTTGAGCCTGGTGAAAGGCATCTATATAACTATCCTTGTCAGTATCTTGAGATCCCGGAAGAGATTGTTGGTAGTTGGACACAACTTGCACAAACTAGAAAGTTCATTCATAAACACGCTGGAGCGATAAAGTATTGTGTTGCTGATGACGATATAATAATCAAACGAAGAAATGCGAAGTATTGGACTGGAGAGTCTAATATGGAATTGACAAAAAGAAATGCCACTCCAGAAGAAACCCTAGAAATGTATGATGCAATATCCACTTGGCTTGATGAAAAGTCTATAGGCATTGTTGGTCTTTCTGAAGCAGGTATACCGCCAGCAGAAGTTGAGTACGAAGATACTAGAGATGTCTATTCCTATGTGTTTTATGATGGAAGAATGGTATCAAAAATTATCGATGAGATGGATATTTGTTCTCTAAGAATTGCTGAAGATGTTCTCTTTTTATATGAAGCGATGTCTAGAGGCATCAATACTAGAAAATCTACTGAATGGATGTTTGACAATAGAAGTCTAGTAGATAAGAAGTTATCAGACTCCCGTGAAGTTTGGTCTGGTATGTTTGATAGCGAAGAAGAAAAGCCAGAAGATTTTTATCAAACTGAAGAACACTATGAAGCGTTAAGGTACATACAGCGAAAATATCCATACGGAATGAAGATTTTTGAAAAGCATGGCAAAATGAAAAACGTCAAGTATTGGAAGAAAGTCTACAGACCAATGGTGGCTGATGGCGCCTCGCTTGAAGAGTTTATGTAATTAAATTCGGTGTTGACAAATCCATAAATATCTGATATAGTGGTAATAATTTAATGGAGTACATATGACAAACAACACAAAACCTATAGTCGAAGAGAGTGCCAACTACGACAACTATATGGATGATGAGGCACGTAAAAATGATTCTTACAGTATTAGCTTAGACAAATTTTTCGATGAGCCTATGCCCGATAAGCTTGTTGATGCTACTAAAGTTAAAAAGACTGTACAGAACGATGTATGGAAATCAATTTACGTTCACTTTAGAACGCAAGATGATATGGTCGATTTCTGTCAAAAAATTAATCAGATGATTCCAGGATACGTAAAAGAAACTTACTATCCATTAGAAGATCGTGCGGTGTCTTTGTTTAAAGATATGGAAGAAGAGCCTGTTGCGATTGATGCTAATCTACTTGTTCCCGAGTACAATGGACCAGGATTCAGTAAAATCAAGCCTGTCGAATCAAGCTGGACAAAACACTGGGTTGGTATGCCAGAATTCACTCAAAATGATAAAGTGAAGTTCAGAGCAATCACTATGCATTTTAGAAGTGAGTCTGACTATAAAGAGTTCTCGCAAAAAATTAATCAAGAGATAACTGAGAGGACTAAAAGTATTTGGCATCCAGAACAGCATATCACAAAGAATTTGTTGTTGCGTTGGATTCAGCCAGAAGGTAGAACTTTACCTAGACATCCCATGTACATCGTATCTAAGGGTCGTGCGGATTCAATGTTTACTTCAAGGTCTTTGTCTCGTATGCAGATTCCACATTACATTGTGATTGAGCCGCAAGACTTAGATAGCTACGATAAAGCACTTGATGTATTCAAAATAAGAGATTATGTGACACTTCTAGTCGCACCTTTCTCCAATCACGGAGATGGTCCTGGTCGTGCTAGAAACTGGGCATGGGATCATTCGATCAGTATCGGTGCTACAAGCCACTGGGTACTTGACGATAATATCTCAGATTTTTACAGACTACACAATAATGAGAGAATTAGATTTGAGAGTGGTGTAGGCTTTCAAGTTATGGAAGACTTTGTAGATAGGTATGACAATGTTTATATTTCTGGTCCACAGTATCGATTCTTTATTGACCCGAATCAGAGTTATCCTGCTTTCGTTGCCAACACCCGCATATATTCTACTCTTCTTATTCGGAATGATTGTAAGCATAGATGGCGTGGTAGGTATAATGAAGACACTGATATCTGCTTACGAGTGATGAAAGACGGAGATGTTTGTGTGCAGTTCAACGCATTCATGCAAGGCAAAGCCGCTACTCAGACAGTCGCCGGTGGTAACACTGCTGAATTCTATCATGCAGAGAATACCGAAAATGAAGAGTTTAAAGAGACTGGTTACAATACAGAGGGTACTGTGAATAAGTCACAGATGCTAGTTGACATGCACCCAGATGTGGCAAGACTTGTCTGGAAATATGGTAGATGGCACCACTTTGTAGACTACGGTCCATTTAAATCTAACAAACTTAGATTTAGAGATGGATTCGAGATGCCTACGGGTACCAACAACTATGGTATGGAACTAGTAAAGGACTTTGATTGGAAAAATACTTTAGTTAAATGATAAAAAAAGGTTGACATTACCTTCCTATCTGCTATACTACACGTATAAGTTAAAAGAGAGAGAAGATATGTTTAGAATTCCTAGTTTTCATCAAGAAGAAGTTGAGTTGAGCCAAGCATGGCAGACTATGAGCCGTCACGGTAGAGGTGATTGTCTTGAGGGAATGAAGTCAATGGACAGGATTTGGGCAGAACATTGCGCCACTCCTGATGCCGATGATGATGATTTCTTTAGTAACTGGTGTTATGAAGTGAATGCTTATAACAAAGTACATGCAGATATGTCTAAATTATTTGCATAAAAGGGTTGACATTGTTGTCGGACCTGCTATAATATTATCTGATTTGAACGATTGAGAGAGATTATTATGTACGTACTAAGAAACCTTACTGATGACGCCATGACTGTTCTTAAGACCTTCCGTAGCGAATCAGAAGCCTTAGAATATCGATATGAGCATATTGAGCGTGGAGTCTCTTGGGTAGACTACGTAGAGCCTGTCACTAATGAAGACCTCATTCTTGACCCATCTAAGCCAGCATACATTGTTCGAGTTTCTTAAAAAAAGTGAAAATAATGGTTGACATTACGGTCAGACCTGTTATTATAGTACTGTAATCAAGAGAAACGGAGAAGAAATTATGGCGTATGTATCACAAGAAATGAAGAAATCACTTGCTCCTGCTATCAAAGCAGTCCTTAAAGAGTTCGGTATGAAGGGCAGTATTTCTGTCAATAACCACTCAACTCTTTGTGTGAATATCAAAGCAGGTGAGATCGACTTTTCTGAGAACTACACTCACGGTGATCGTTACATCCAAGTCAATGAGTACTGGATTGATGAGCATTATACTGGTGTTGCCCAGAAGTTTCTTAACAAGTTGTTAGCGGCAATGAAAGGTCCTAACTACTTTAACAATGATGATGCGATGACTGACTATTTCCATAGATCACATTATACCGACATCAACATTGGTAAATGGAACCAGCCTTACGAATTAATTTCGTAAAAAGTGAAATTGGGGGTTGACATTCGTGTCAACTCCTTGTATACTGTTTAAGTAAACAATGAGAGATTATATTATGCAAGTTGCAGTGATTCATACAGCCTTCGAAGAAAGTCCACGAACGGTTGCTTTCGTAAACATTCCTGAAGATGCTCGGTCAACTGATGAGGCTCTAGAGTATGCCTATCGTTGGACCAACAATGTGATGGGTTCTTGGAGTCGAACTGATATCGAAGATAACGGTGACTATAATCCAGATGTAACTGTGATGGCACCTTTAGGTGAAGGTGGGTTGGGTCTTCGATCTACTTCGATGGGTGATCAAATGCTGATCGGCAATAAAAAATACAAAGTTGCCGCTTTCGGATTTGAGGAGATGACATTTGAGTGAAATAAAATTCTCACGTAAGGTCATGAGCATTCAAGAGTTTGTTCTAGACCTTTTGCCAACTGTAGATTGTAGTCCAATTGGACAGCGACTACCTGTACACCCTGATGTACAAAACGCTAAATCAGAAGCAATCATCTTATCAATACTGTCTAACATTGATATTGGTAACATCACACTTGTAGATGTTTCTGGTGAGCCAACTACTTGGCTTTGGGAATCACTTGATGGCGGTCACCGCAAGCGGGCAATTCGAGACTTTTTTCAAGGCAAGTTTAGTGTACTAGGTCGAAAGTATTCTGAACTATCTGATAAAGAAAAGTTAGAGTTTAAAAGCTATGAACTTGCATTCACGATGTATTCTCCGTTGAGCAATGAGATGAAAGGTAAAATCTTTCGTAGCTTGAACGAGACTACACACGTGAACGAGATTGAGATGTTAAACTCTTATGGCGACACCTCAATTGCTAACGCAGTGCGTGAAACCGTGCGTGTTGTTACTCGTAGCGACGGTAAAGCATCCATCATCAATGAACTCTTTGATATTACTAAGAGCGGTAATTTTCAGTGGATATCTGGTGACAACTTGCGTCTAAAGCAAGAAGAGTTTGTTGCCCGTGTGTACTACACGTTCTACAAAGGTGGTAAGTTGTGCAACCGCACGACAATAAAAGTTCAA